AGATGTCCAGCCAGTACCACTAACTGATGTCTCTTGAGATCCAGTAGCTTTTTTAGTCTGTATAACATGTCCTGCTGGTGGAGTAAATCCCTGTGATGCATTTAGAGTCTTACCAGATGCAAGTGATACTGTGTTACCTGTCTCTGCCGTGATTGTGTTAACTGCTAAAGTACTCATTGTGCAATCTCCTGTAGTGTAATAGTTCCATGTCCACCATCAGTATTAACTTGTGTTGTAGTATTACCCGACATCCTAAGTTGATATGAAGTTGATGATGTTGTATTAGGAGAATCTAAAAAGGATATTGTTTGATGTCCTTGATAATATGAGCTTCCACTAAACAGAGTACCAGTACCCTTTGTAGAATGGAGTAAATTTGTAGTACCTCTATATAACGTAAAGTTAGAGTTATTAGTATTATTTGAAGTTCTATACGAAAATGCAAGAGTTACAAGTATTTTGCTATTAGAAAACTTTGGTGTTATTGCTGCTACTAAACCACTGTGTGCTACAAATGAACTAGAGTTAGATGTAGATTCTGTTGTTCCGTTGACAACACTTACTACTTGTATAACGTGGCCTGGAGCATGCACTGTACTTGCAGTTGTTGCCCCTACAATGTTATCTACTGTTAATGTTGATGCCATTCTTTATCCCCTATACGATTGTCAAGTTACCACTAACAGTGAGAGTGATATTGTTTGCGACTGTCAACGGGCCTGCTGCAAGAGCATTGTCCGTTGATGCGATTGTTACGTTTGTGTTTAATTCTTGTTCGTGAACTCTGAAAATATCTTTCTTACCGTTTGTCGTGTCACCACGCAAACCACCAGATGCGTTATCTCCTTGGAATGCGCCAACACCCAAAGTAACACTACTAGCAATTTTTGCAGCGGTTACTGCACCGTCTGTGATTTCAGCAGTTGTTACAGAGTTTGCCGCCAAATCTTCTGCAGCGATAACATCTACTCCGATACTTCTTGATATGATTTTTCTAATTGCCATTTTTCTATCCTATTAAATATCCAGACCACCACGATCTACCAAACCCACCAGAATCGCCTTCAACAGAGTTACTTCTTGCGTATCCGACTTGAAGGTCAACATATTCATTTGCTGCCAATAAAAATTGACCAGTTGCAGAGGAGGCAGTTACATTATGACCAGCACTATCAAAATTTGTACCAGCATATCTACTATGCCCATTACTGTTTTGTAATCTAAAAGTTACATTACTACCAGCAGCAGCCATAACCATCGAAAAGGTAAATGAATATAATCCAGCAACTGGAGCAGTAAATCTATTACTTGAATCACTCCAATGACCACCTATATTATATCCACCATGTGTTATATTCCAATCCCAAGCACCACTTGACGCACTTTCACTTCCGTATGTATTGCCCCATCCATTAGCTGTAGTCAAAGGAACAGTAGTCTCTAGATGACAAGCAAATGCTGGACGATTTGGCATAACCGTAACTCCACCACTACTAATATTTAATGCAGCAGTTCCGCCTGTGTGTTGTATTTCGTTTACTTTTAATGTACTTGCCATATCGTTTTCCTAATTCTTTGTATTATTTATACGTCTTGTCCACTGGATGGGTCAAAAGTTTTTGCATCTTCATAGAAACTTGTAGTCTCATTGAACCCAAAATCACCATCATCAGTATCCCATTCAGCAGGAGAAACATCCTCTGGTTTAGGTGTTGCAGAATATCTCTGTTCTCTCTTAGGTGCGTTAACTGGCATATCTGTATACTGGTCAACTTGAACACTACGAATAACATTCTGTGAAGTTACAGGGCCATAGAGATAATATTTTGCAGAGAAACTAAGTGTATAGACAATTGCTCTACGACTTCCAAAGTCACCATCATAACTATCTTCATAAGCAATACTGTTTAATGTTACAGGAACATCTCTAACAATATCTAATTCTGGAACTTCTCTTAAAGTAACTGTGTACTCTGGTTGGAAGTATGGTAAAATTTGTTCTAGAATCTGCAACGCATCGTCTGAGTTCTTACTCATAATATACAGTTCAAAATCTACATTATAAGGAACGGGCATATACCCTTCCTTTAATTGTCCTGTATCAGCTCCGTCTGCAACCTTCTTTGCCTTAATCATCTTATTAAGTTTTCGAGATGAGTCGTATGACAACCCACTAATCTCAAACCCAATACGAGGTAAAGTAACCGCAACCTTTTTAGTAAGGTTAGGGTCTTGAGTTAATCTGGATAACCATTTCTGTTTGGGGCCATATGCTAACGGCACCTTCATAGTCTGTGTTACGTTACCAGAATTGTCTTTCTTAACAAGTTGAATGTTGTTAAAAATCGAACCGAAGCCGACTACTACATTCCTTGTTGATTCGTTGTAAAAGTAATTTCCAATCATAATTATTTCGTCCCAGCATCACCGAATGGGTTTGATTCGGTAAAGTCTAATATTGTATCCTCTTCACTATCAAATAAATCATTTTGAGCGCCTTCATCAATAGTATCAACCCGATAAGTTTCTAGTATTATATAGGACGCTGATGCATCCTCTACACTATTTTCCATTACAATTGAACCAATGTTGTCCACTGTTTCAGATATAATTTTATCACCAAGCAATGAATCCTCTAGTATGAGTTGTCCATTAGAAGGTGTGCCTTCTTCTAAAGCAAAGAACTCGTTGAATGTTGTTGCATTCTCTAGAGTCATTTGATGCGATAATTGGTCTAAACTATTATCTGCTTCAATTGCATCAATCGCTGCAATACCAGTGTCAAGTTCTTCAGAACTATATTCAAAGGTTTTACATTTAAGTTTGTATGTAGGTAGATTATGTACTGCATAAAAAGGGTCATCATGGTCAACAAATGTGATTTCAAATAGTTTACTTCCTTTAGGCCAGTATACTAAATCACCCTCATTTGGTCTTGATGATACAACAAGATTATTATCTACCGTAACAAACTGTTCCCACCTTCTTCTTGCAACTGTGAATGTTGCATCGTCTTGAATGTCTAAACCAAATTTAGACATCAATTCTTTTTCGCCTTCGTATCCGTCTACATTGTCTACATACATTTCAACCATGTATGCATCTTCAAACTTAGATAGTGAATCTTCTCCGAATACCTTATCTTCAGAAACCATATTACGAGGAATGTAATAACAATCCTGACCGTAAATACGCAATTGCTCTATGATTAAATCTTCATAGAGGTTCTGCTCTGGTTTTGTTCCTGTATCAAAGTATACATTTGTTGGCATAACAACTTAACCTATCATATGCATTGGAGGCAACTCGTATGCCAGTTGAATTTGTTCTTCTAATTTCTCAATTTGTTCTTGTGCTTGAGTATATATCTGTTCACCATTTAGGGCAACTCCACCTAACATTTGAATACCTTGGAATTTAGAAAGGTTTGCACCCCACTGCATTTTAATAAGTTGTGTTGCATATTTCTTCAAGAAGATATCATCCCATACATCTGTGAATGTTGCTGGGTCTAATTTACGATAACATTCGATGACGATATAATCACCATCAACATAATCTGTTTTAAAGTCTGCATCCAAATATAATCTATTCTGATGCTGGTTATGACGTATTGCAGTCTCGCCAATTAAAATATGGTCTAGCAAGTCTAGGTGTTGCATTGTCATTTCGTAATGTATGACAGAAGTAGAACTAAAGTCATATAAATCATTCAGTCTCATCTGATAACGCACATCAAACATATTCAATGATGCTTTATCTGTCAAAGGAAATACTTTTACAATAGACATGATAGTAGATGGAACAGGAATATAGTTTTTCTGTTCTTTCCAAACTGCTGTTGTTGAACTATCAACATCTGTTACAGTAGGCAATGAATTATCACTTCTTGCTCTATCAATATCTGCTTGTGTAATCTGATACTTCAAATATATTCTTTCAATACCATCGTAGTGATACTGTGAAAAGTATTGAAGTGCTTCATCAATTCTATCTTCTACTTGGTCTGGGTCAACATTGATTTCAATTACTGGCTTACCTAAACTTCTAAGACAGTATTCTTTAAATGTTGCTCTTGTACTTGGTATTGCCATATCGTTATCCTAATGCAATCGCAAACGTAATACCGTTATTAACTGCTTTTGTTGTTACTTCTGCTTTCGAGTCCACATCCAATGCTGTTCTAGCACCAGCTTCTGTTATTGCACCTGTACCACCATCAGAGATAGGGATAAAGTCTGCCGCCACAAATTCTGCAAGTCCTGTTACATTTGAACCAGTGAATGTCGCCTTGATTGGTGTTTTCGCTGCCATCTCTTATCCTTAACTCATAACAAGTGTTGTTACACTAGTTCCATCTTCCTTAACAAAGGGGATGTATAAACTAGACACTGCCGAGGATAATGTTCCTGCCGCAACACTCATATTTAAACTTGTTGATGTTCCATCTTCCTTCACAAAAGGGATTCCAGTAGGAGTTCCTATTGTTACTGTGTCAGATGATGCATTCGTTGTTATACTATTTAGTCCTGCTCCAACTAGAGTTAATGTGTCAGTTGATGCGTCTGCCTGTACTGTGCTTTGTCCAGCAACTGCAATATTGGTAAATGCATTACCACCACCGCCTCCACCACCAGCATTATTAACCCATGCGTAATCACTACCATTCCAAGAAAGTACTTGGTTAGTGGATGCACTAGATTGATTTAAGTGTGTGTCAACATCACTATTAGTGTATAAATCACTTGTAAGTGCAATTGTTCCAGTTCCGCCTGGAATTGTATGTGTATTCAGTGTCCCCGATAATGTAGTATTACCAGCAACACTAAGTCCTACACTGTTTAGAAGTTGTAGTTCGTCTGATCTTTGTCTACTAACAATAGTGAAAGAACCGTTTCCTTTAATAGCAGTTTCAATAAGTCCATCTTCAGAGTTATGTGTAGGGTCAGTAATCTTACCTGTAACTTTTGCATAAATTTCTTTACCGCCATTACTGTTTTCACCAGAGTATGCAACTTGTCCAAGATAATCACCACTTGCTGGACTTGCACTATTTCTGTAAAGGTCAAGTGCAGGGCCATTAGAAGAACCAGCATCAGTAGAAGTAATGGTAATATCACCAGTTAGTCCTATGTCACCAGTTCCAGTAATATTATTTGAATTTAAATCAAGGTTGCCACCAAGCTGTGGTGAGGTATCATTTACAATGTCCGAAAGTCCACCACTGCCACCAGCGATTGTAATAGTTTTTGTAGAACCTGTTCCAGATGCAACAACACCAGAACCAACAAAGTTAATTGTGGATGCAGATGTTGATAGTGCAGAACCTTCATCTTGTACAGTAATCTGTCCACCGACTGTGCCAGGCTCCCATTGAGAACCATCCCAAACAAGTGCTTGTCCAGTAGATGGAGATGCAGTTGTTGTATCAACATCACTAAGTGCGTCAATACTTGTTGCATTAATTTTAGTTAATACTCTTGCGTCTGTATAATAAAGATTAGAGCCTTCTCCTAAGTCACCAGTGTCAAGTCCAGTTAGGTTTCTTGTTCCGATAACAACTTGGTTTCCCATATAACCATGTGCAGAACATTGATAATGTAAAACTGAGGGAGTTGTATCTGAAACAACTATCTGAGTATATGCACCAGAGTTGCCAGGCGTACCAGATGTTGTTACACCAGTAGAAAAAGAGGTTGTTTTGTTTGCTTCGTAATAGAATCGAAGAGGGTGTCCAGAGTTGGACGAATCTGCTTGGTCGAATTTGTAAGTATTGCCTGGCACCAACTCAATCGTAGGAGAGAATGAACCATCAATTTTATAACCACTTCCAGAACCAGTTCCGTTGTATCTGTGTTTATTAGTTTTAGTTGCAACTGTAACAGTGTGTTCTACTGTTGCACTTTCATGTCTCTTACCGCCTGCCTCACCGATAGTAATAATTTTACTATTACTATCACGAACAAATATTCTTTGGTCTAAAGCATTAATCGCAACCTCGCCCGCAACGAGGTCACTCGTTGAAGGTTTGGAAAGTGCGGTTTCGCTTTTTTTAAGTTTTATTACGGTTGACATATTGTAACCCTATCCCTTATGAATAAGTGCCACCATCAATACCAGTAACGGTAACTGCTCCACTTGCGACTGTAAAGTTTGCCGTAGCAAAAGATGCAACACCTCTGTTTGTTGCAGTAGCAATTTCTGCATCGACAGTAAATGTATTAGCTGAATCATTGTATGTTAAATCGATACCTTCTCCTGCTTGGAAAAGTGCATTAATTCTATCATCAACTCTTTCGTCTGTGTAGAATAAGTTTCCACTCTCTGCAAAATCACCAGTGTCCAGTGTAAGTGAACCACCTAATGCAAGAGATGTTGAATTGATAGTAACAGAACTGTTTGCTAGTTTTGCATTTGCAATTGAACCACCCAACATAGCGTTAGTGATACCAAGTGCCTTAACTTGTAATGCATCACCAGATACTTCGATTGAACTATCGTCTACTTCTACGTCAATAGTATTACCAGTTTTAGACAAGGCAGCACCAGCTGCGATTTGTCCAGCACCAGAGAACTGTTCAAACGTAATGTTTGTAGTTCCAAGTGTTGGTGTTCCATTGTGAGATGCAACATAACCATTGTCTGCATTTGCAGTACCTTCTTCAACGAAAGTAAATGCACCACCTGTTACTTCAGATGCTTCATCAGCATCTGGTGTTCTTGTTAGAACAAATGCCGCAGAACCAGAACCAACAGTAGTTACTTTATAGAAACCATTCTGTGTTGCAGTTGTTTGGTCTTTAACAAGTACTCTGTCATTTGTAGTAAGCGTTACACCGTCAACTGAGATTGCACCATTTGAAGATGCAGTGATTGTTCCAGCACCATTGTTGTATGTACCAGTAAGGTTTGCTGTAGTAGCAACTCTTACAGATGCTTTAACATCAAGTCCGTTTGCAACACTGTCAACATATGTTTTATTAACAAGTGACTGTGAACCAAAACCAGAACGACCTTCATATCCAGATGGAACAACAACTGTTCCTGTTCCGTTTGGTGTTAGGTTGATATCGCCATTAGAGTTCGTAGATGAAACTGTGTTACCATCTAAAGTAAGGTTGTCTACATCTACAGAAGTTAATCCGTTCAAGTCTGTGATTGTACCACCAAGTGATGTGTCATCAGAACCGATTGTAATACCATCGTTTGCAAGTTGAACATTTGATACTCCACCCGCTTTGATAGTTACTGCACCACTGGAAACACCGAAGTCTGCCGTTGCAAAAGATGCTACACCTTTATTGGTTGTACTTGCATCTTCACCAGCAACAGTAATTGTTGTACCAGAGTGAGTAACATCCATACCTTCACCACCAAGGACAGAAACCCCATGACCAGATACAGTTAATGCACCACTGTCTGTACTAATTGCTTTAACAACAGTATCCGACAATGAAACCGCACCACTGGAAACACCGAAGTCTGCTGTTGCGAAAGAAGCAATACCTTTGTTAGTTACAGTTGCAT